GAATGGAGTTGTAGAAGCAAATTTTTGTATTTCGCTGAACGCCACACTTGCCAATTCAGCACTTCCTGTAACAGTCTTTAATTGTGCTCTTAACACTTCAAAACTTCTAGAAGTGTTTACAATATTTTTAATAAGACCAGCACCACCAATAGCACCCAAAGCCGCTACTGCCAAACCAGCAACCTGATTTACAGATATTAAGGATCCTTGGACATCTTTCAGCCTTTTGTTTATGTTCCTTAATGCGCCTTGTGTTTTATCTACGGCGCGGATTTCTAACGTTTGTGTTGCCACGGCTCATTGCCTCCTTACTTTTATCCTGTTGTAGTTTGAACCAACCATACCAAAGGTTTATCTCTAGGACACTGAGATTAACCACTTTCTCCAACGGCATATGAAGCGTTTCTGCTATACGCATCATCAATTGGAGTTCAGTGTCCTCCTTTAGTTTTTTTCAATGGCCTCATATTCAGAAGTCGCATTGTTAAGTTCTCCACAAACTTTTAAAAGTACCTTAGGATCAGCTTCATTCATTAACGCATTTTTGTCCATTCTAGTAAACATAGGTTTACCATCTGGATCCAAAGCCTTTTGTATTAGGCTTTCTACCAATGCTTCAACAGTTTGTCCGTTTTGCTGTAATTGAAGTATTCTACTTTCAACAGCAAATGGATATGTTGCCTTATAATAAATGTCTGTTTGCCATTCAGGTACTACTATTTTGTTTAAACCACCAGCCAATTGATCTTGGTAGTGTTTTTTGATGTTTCCCATCACGCTCATTTATATCTCCTTTGTGATATCTCCCTAACAGTAGGCCCTAATATACCGTTGGGGGCTTGTTTTGAGTGACCTTTTTCTAGGACGTCAATGTAGGGCACACGGTTGACAACACGTTTCTCTTGAAACGCACTTTCTAGGCGCCAACCGCGTCTTGCTCGTCCTTTATCAATAGGTGTACGCTTTACAGCTACATCCTTAATATCTTTGGCCACAAGGTCTATGAATCTCTCTTTTTCTCGTTCAAGAGAGGCCATAACCCGTTGATTGCCTAGAACCCTAATTTGTAACATAACAATTACGCGGCCGCAATCGTTAATGCTCCAGTACCTTGGAAGTTGACTGTAGCTGTGATTAGATCATCAAAACTTGCTGTTCTTGATACAGAAGTTACAATGATAGATCCACTAAACTTTTGTCCACCACCACTTGGTGCTGTTGTGTAGAATTCAACGGTTAAGTCTCCATCCTGTGACGCATCAAAGGCATTACTTGCCGCTGTGTGTCCATCATCATAGATGACTTCCATTGATCCTGTGAACTGGTGTAGTCCACTCTTGTATGTTCTTGCCGCATCGCCCATGACTGTGTCTTCAATCACATCTTTTGTGTGTTCCACTGTCCAGGAACGAACTTGGGCAATAGTAGTTAGACCAGATGTATCTTCGTGTGTGATATCAACCTGTCCATTTTCACCTGTATAAGTTGCCATAATTATTCCTCCTTGTTGGCAGTTGTGTCATCTTCGTCTTCTACCTGTTCTGGTGCGAGATCTTTTAGCTCCTCGTAATCATTCCAGGCATAATCCGTAGATGCTTCTGAAGTCACTTGGGCATCCGCAGTAATTTTTTTCTTACTACTTTTGCGGGGTGACTTTTTTTCTGTTGGTTGGTCATCAACTATTGTCCAACCTTGCTTCAGAAACCTTTGTACACGATCTTCCTCAATAGGATAGATCTGATTGTTATTATCTAACATTCTTGTATATTTTGTTGGCATTATGTCGCTCCTTTAGTAAATGAGTAATGTACTTCTGCCACCATGTTGAATTCACCCAATGGTGGTGTTCTGTCCACTACAGTTATTTCAGTGACTCGCGTCGTTGCCGCACGAGCACTTGTCAAGTCCCTGTCTCTATTTGCGTTGAGTTGCTCTTCAATGCGTTCTATTAGTTCATTTCGCTTTTCATCAACGCTTTGTACATGACCTTGACGTCCGTCTGAACGCACATATCCTCTAATGTTTATTTCTATGACGCCGCGCCTAGCACCACCCATAGCATGATCTTCTCTTGTTTCATTGCCTGTGGTTACCAATACTGCGGGAAACTGTGTAATTGCTAATTTGTCCACGTCAAATGGTTCACGTGTGACAAATGATGGTCTAGGTGGATTCATGTCCCCTAGCACTTCTATAATGTTTTGTGTGATTGCTTCTCTGTTTGACATTTACACTCTACCTTTTAAGGCGTAGGTAGTGTGTTGGTTCTCTTTCAATGTCATCCACTGTACCACTACTGTCCGCATCATATTCTACTCCGTCTCTTAAGACTAGATCAAATTCACGTTCGTATTCTTTTCTATAGAACTCCATTTTACGTTCAAACAGATCAGTCTCTGGTTCAAATTTTGCTAATTTTGGATAGATATGAAAACCTAACGCATGATAGGCTGTTGCCCTTGTTAGTTGTGAAGCAGTATACAGGTCTTCGTCTGGCTCTAGGTTGTTACCAGCTAATTTTTTAATATCGTATACGTTGATTGAATAAGTGGGCCACCAGCGGATCCTTAGATCTCTAAAAACATCTGATTGTGCTTTTGTGATTTCAGCATCAAAGTCTTGGATGCCGTAGTTTAAAATGTCTGGTTCGTAATCTTGTACGTCACTTATCGTTGCTAATGTTGGCATGAGGTACTTCCTCCTATTATGGTATAAGGTACTGCCCTATCCATGTATATTTATCAGTTACAAAAGAATAGGGGGCAAAATCCCCCTATTCAATATCTTTATGATTACTGTTGGTCGTCTGCGATCAACTTAACGCCATAAGCGTCAAACAGTTCTGCTGTACCATAAGCCATTGTACCAACGATTTCATCAGCTCTTGCTGAAGCATCTCTTTGTGTTTCAATTCTCATGTTACGCTTAACCATGTAGCCAATTGCGTCTTGAGCAAATACAGCACCAATACCAGCACCAGCTGAGTCTGGTGTTGCGTCAGTTACTACTGTTGACTCAAAAATGTCAATACCAGCAAGTCTGCCTACGAAACCGTCTCTAAGTGCGATATTACCAATGTCACTTAGGTTGTGTGACATAGTAGCACCTGCGTTAGTTAACACTTTCTTAAGCTGTAGAGCTTGGTTTGGTGAAATAACAGCTACGTATGGTCCAGGAGCCTTGTTATTTTTCAGTGTAGCGGCCGCTTTGAAGAAAGTCTCTGTAGTAATTTCTTCATCGCCAGAACCTACTGAATTTGAAAAGCCTTGGAATAATGTAGCTAGATCTGTGTCCACCTTCACTGCCATTGCGTCACCCATTTGACGTCCAATAGCCGCGGCTACGTCTTCGTTAGCTGACTCTTTAGCCAAGTCAGTTAGTTCAACCATAACACCTACTTCAGCGGCTGTGATAGTCTTTGAAGTTGTGTTAAAAGCTGTGTTTGACATATCAGTACCGTCTGTTAGATCAGCGGCTGATAGTGCTGGATAGATTGGAACCTGTGCTGTTAAGCCTGGTGTTCCAGTCATATCATAGTTTTTTACGAGCGGTCTGATTACTGTTCTCTCTGAAAGAGTGAATAATGCCGCTTGTACCATATTAGCGTATAGTTCACTTAATACACTTGCGGTTGCTTCTTGTGCCATAATGTTTCTCCTTTAGTAGCAATTTAAATACGGACTCCACGATTTTTCATGATCTCCGCATATTGTGCCCTATCTTGGGGCTTGTTCATATCCAACTTGGATATGTCATTATCTACCGTAGGTTGCTTGCCTATTCCGTTACTTGTACCAGCACCACTTGGTCCTGCCTGTACGAAATGAGGATTTGCTGTAAGGAATTCATTTACCAGGGTTGATACTTGAACTGGTTTACCCATTTCGTCATATCTGACCTGTCCATTTGCGTCCACTACATCAATAGCACCTGCTTCATTCAGCTTGATCTGTCCTTTCAACAATGAAACCACTTGCTGTGGATTTACTGCCTTTTGACTACTTGCTTCATTTAACAAAGTACCGTCAACCTTGATACTGTGTAGTTCGTTCTCATACTGTTTGATCTTGCCTGTGAATTTCTCCGCCTGCTCGCTCAACAGTTTTTCGTACTCACCACGTTTCTCAAGTTCTTCCTTCTTGCGTTGCTCTTCAGCTTCAACAAGATTCTTGTAGTGGTCTAGATCCACGCCTGAATATTGCTTTTCAAACTTGGCTCTTTCTCTTGCCACCCTATCCGCAACAATGCGATTTACATCATCTTGGTTAAAGGTGTCTTCCTTAACTACCTGCGTTTCTGCTACCTGCTGTTCTTGTGGAGAAGCAGTTGTCTCCGTTTTTTCCGCTTGGTTTTCTGCGTCCATTATATACCTCTTTCTAATTGGTTGAGTTCTACCACCTGCCCTCTATTAGCAGTATGTTGTATTTATCAAACCTAAACTTTTTCAGCTTATTTACGGCGTCTTCCGCCACGGTTTGTTTTTTTCTTCTTCTTTTTACCACCACGCATTGCCATGATATCTCTCCCTATTGGTTTTAGTTTGAACCTACGCTTTCGCATACGTTCGCCTTGGAATCCTCCAAGACTTGACGCTGTAATCATTTGCGTCCCTTCTTTAGAATGTTTCTAGCCCAACTCAAGCCTGCTGAACCTCCCCATCCTAAATAAGCCTGTGTGCCAGGTGTATTCTTGCCTGGCTTGTAATATGCTTTTGCTCTGCTTAAAAAACTAAATGTTCTTTTTACAGTTGCCATTGAAACGTTTTTTCCTTTTGAAAATTGATTTGCCCTTTGTAGTCCTACTGGTGTCATGCCCTTACGACTTGCTGGTGCTTTGTTTCTAAGTGCCAATGCTCTCTTGGCGTTACGCATCATTGCTTTGGTTGGTTTTGGCATTACCTTTTTCTCCTCATGCTTCTACGTAAATCTAGATCATGTTTT